GCCTTCAGAGCCGACTGTTTTTGTTTCTTCTTTGCAGCGATGCTTAGTAGAAGTCGCCAATTCCTTGAATGAGTACAATCCAGTTCTTTACAAAATTGCTCAGAACAAGAGAAAGGAAAGCGGACAGGACTATGGAAAGAAAACACTACAGACTTTCATGGCTCTGTACTTGCAGACAGTAGAAAGGCTCGTTGTGGAGTTCGTCATGGAGTCCATCCATTCTACCACAGATTTGATGAAACGACCAGAATGCCCTGGTTTCGTATTTACTAGCTACGAGTACGACGGATTCAAACTCCTTAAAGAGAACGTCGACAAATACCCAGGAGGAAAGGATGAAGTGTGTAGGCTACTAAAGCTCATCACTTTGGAGACAAAGCTTACACTCGATTGGTCTGTGAAAGACATGGACGAGGCTTTCGACTTGTCATCAGTGGAGCTACCAGAGACGAGCATGATTGACTTAATTGGCGAAATGAAGATGTGCTGTGTATCCCACCGAATGTTCGCTGAGGTTGTCAAAGCGAGGTACTCTGACAACAAGTACTTGTACGAAGTGAGAGACAAACAGTGGTACACTTTTGACTCTTCTACTGACTCATGGGAAGCTTCCGATTTCTTCTTATTAAGAGACATGGGTAAAATAGTAGACACACTCTATAACGTACCGGCCTTTATGAAGAACGAGAAGTACAAGTCGAGGTACGACGAGTTCCTTGCAAAGAGCGGCAGTAGCAGTTGGATCTCCGGAGTACAGAAAATGTCCCAGTGTGTGATGTACTGCAAACAGGTTGACTTTGACGTAGAGACCGACCTACTGAACTTTGAGAACGGCGTATACGACATCTGCAAAGGCGAATTCAGGAAGAGGACAATGACAGACTTTATAACTATGTCAACGGGGTACGACTACTCAGAGCCTACACCGGTGGACGACGATTACAAGAAGGAGGTTATGTTTGTTCTTAACCAGATACACCCAAACGCAGAGGACCTCAATCTAAACCTTATGATAATGGCATCAGGTTTGAGCGGAAGGTGCTTGGAGAAGTTCTTTGTCTTCAATGGGTGCGGTAGGAATGGGAAGTCTCTTCTTAACTCAGCTATGCAGATCATACTAGGTGACTACTACGTTACTGCGGTGACGACAATTCTCACAGAAGACCTTCGGAAGAAGTCATCGTCTGAAGCGAACTCAGCAATTGCGTCTCTTAACAAAACAAGGTACGCAGTATTCAGGGAGCCACCAAAGAATTTGCCTATACAGAACTCAGTAGTAAAGGACATGACAGGAGGAGGCGAGATTTCCTCGAGGGAGCTCTTCAAGAAAGCTAAGCCTCTCCGTATAGACTTCACTGCAGTACTTGAAACGAACAGCAAACCTCCTTTCGCTGAGACTTGTGGTGAAGCAGAGGCAGAAAGGGTAATAGACTACCACTTCGTTTCTCATTTTACATCAGACGAAAAGAAACTGCAGAAAGGAAAAGAGGAAAACTTGCATATTTACCCTTTAAGAACAGAACTCAAGGACAAGGACTGGTGGAAAAAGAGAAGGATAGCTTTCCTCCACATTCTACTTGATTCTCTTCATGTTCTGAGAGACGCTGACTACAACATAGCGAAGTTTGTTCCCGACCACGTCAAAGAAAGGTCAAAGAACTACTGTGAGTCCAGTGTTCTGGTTGTTAGGATATTTCACGAGTTGTTCGCTATCCCTGACGCTAAGACAGAAGCTCCTTACGATGGATGGGACAGGGATATGACAATATCAAACGCCGTTTCTCACATCAGAAGCTCTGAGAACTTCACGTGCCTACCAGGAAGCATACGCTACAGCAGAGACGCACAGCCGTCAGCTATGAAGCAGAGCTTAGAACTCCACGTAGAGGAAAGACTAGAGGCACTTTACGAGTCTCATAGACAAAAGTTCATACGCAATTTTAGGACAAAGTTCGAACCTATTTCTGAAGACAGTGCATCTGAATTTGACTTAGTTTCTACTGTAGATAGTCAGGTTGACACAGAAGTGCTTTAAATCTTAAAAAAATTTCTACGTAAGACTTATAGGATGAGAAACCTCATTAGTCCATTTAATCCTTCACAGACACAACCGTCTCTGAACAGACTACACTCTATTATCGACATAGACAAGGGAAGAATCCCTAACAATCCAAGACTGCAAGGAGGAAGAACGCCAGAAGATGTTTACGCAACAAAGCCGTTCTACTTTGGTGCAAGCAACGTGAGGACTTACAGAAGAGTAAGAGGTGACGGTGCAGGACGAAAAGACGGCAACGTAGCAAAGGCTATGAGACTTGGCGCAACTTTACCTTGCGGACTAAGTCATGGCACAGGCTGCTGCAAATCGTGCGGCACAGGAAACAGAGGAGGTAGGTTTAAAGGGTAAATTTTTGTAATTAATTTCTTTAATAAAAATATAGGATGCATACCATTACTTTAACGAGAAATAACGTAACGGGTACAGATAACAACCGTTTCGTCTACAACATTCCTGGTTCAAAGAACTTGGAAGGCGCAGAAATCGCTCTCGTAGATTTGTACATGTATTACTCATGGCAAAACATCAACGTCAATCCTTTAGCTAACAATACTCTGTCTATTATTTGGCCTGCTATGACAGAGATAGGCGGTCTGAACACAACAAACCAGACACAGATAGATATAGTTATTCCTGACGGTCTCTACGAAGTGTCTGACATTAACTCTTACTTGCAACAATTCTGCATTGACAACAACTACTATCTAATTAACTCTACAACGTCTGAGTACGTTTACTTTATTCAACTACAGACTAACCCTACCAGGTATGCAGTACAGGCAAACTCTTTTACTCTCCCTGACGTAGGAGGTGCTGCTGGTGCTATTCCTGCAGGCTACTCTGCTCCTGCCGGTGGTCTCTTCAACAGTACATTTACTCCTATAGGTGCGGCAGGAGGAGCTCCTCTTCCTGGTACTCTGCAAGCTCCTGGATGGTTCTTTCCAGCCAACTTTAGCGACTTCGCAGGATTCTCTCCAGACACATACTTACCAGGTCCAGGACAGTCCGTTTATACTACCACTGAAGCATTCCCTGTGGGCAACGCATCTGCTATCTCAACTCAGGCACCCAATGTCCAGCCAAATAACGTAATTTTCTTGAATTGTAACCTGATTTCCAATGCATACACGAACCCTCAAACCTTTCTTTACCCTGTACCAGCGAAAGTAGGCATTGGAGAACTGATTACAATAGACGCACCAGAGTACGCGTGGAACAAACTCATGCCTGGACAGGCGGCACAGCTAATTCTCACATTTACAGATGTCGCTGGTCAGCCCATACTTCTGCAGGATCCAAACACTGTGATTACGCTTATCATTAGGGACAACGAAGACAAACACCCAAACATTGGACACACTACTACTAGTGGCAAACCAACATCTATGGAGATGCAGAGGTACGGAAACAACCCAATGAACAACCAGTCCGACACACACCATCATAACTTGCATAGGAAAATTGGCCCATAAAGGATTTAGAGAATGTTGCTGTAATCTATAAATGATGGACAGACTCAACGAAAACAAAATAGGCCAGTTTATAACTGACTTTACACAGGAACAAACGAAACTGTTTAGCGAATTAAAGGAGGCACCCACCTTAGAGCAGGAAGGCCCCATAAAGAAAAAACTTAACGCTGTCAACAGCATGGTTAAGAACCTGTACGACTTTAGGACGATTTTAAGAAAAGAGAAAGAAAAGGAAATCTAAAATATTGTGTCAATATATAAATGCCACAATATCTATACAGACCTCTAGCTATGGGCGCTGCGACTCTTATTCACAATGAGTCGAAGCTGAAGTCAGGCAACGCCCAAATTGTACCTGGTACAGGTTTTGCTGTCACTGAGAAAGTCGCTGAAAAAGTAGGTGATAGATTAGGACTGTCTGGTAGGCTTCAGGACAAAATAGGCAAGCTAAAAACTGATGACAAAGCGGCAAAAAAGAAGAAGCAGAAGGAGAACAAGCCAATTGTCTTTTCTATTTAGACGTGCGTTCTCCGAATTTTTTTTCTGGTGATTGAATATAGCATGAGCGGAGATTCACTCGTTTTCGATATGTCCCAGATGACCGAAGGGTCCCCAAGTGTCTTCGTAAAGAGAGACTGGCTTAACATCCAGGATCAACAGAACGGTAACTACGGAGGTAACCAGCTTGTCATCGATACTTCTCAGTTGGCCAACAGTAATAAGTACATGGCTTACCGTGAGGCCTACTTGACAATGCCCCTTACTCTAGCAGTAACAGCTCCTATTGTTGACGTAGCCGACGTTAGCAACAACGCATTTACTTTCGACGTTTCAGGTGGTTCCGCATCAGTCATTGGCCCTCTAACTACTCCAATTTCTCAAGGTTATGCAGGTGCTGAAGTTACTCTAACCGGTCTTTCCCCTACTACTGCTAAGATAGTGAGCGTCAGCGACGACGGATTATACGTGCAGTTGGACAAAGTTGTTTCAGGAACTTCTGGATCCAAGAATTTATCCATAGCAGCTAACTACACTGGTATGTCCAGTTACTTAGGATCTATCGAGGCAGGATCTCAAACTGACCCAAAAGGTCAAGCACAAACATTCTGTGTCGGTCTTAAGAGTTGGTTCGGTAACTTAATCCACTCTATGACTCTTGACTATGCAGGTACCACTATTATCCAGCAAACACCATGGCAAAGCATGTGGTCCATGTTCGGCCTTATGACAACCCTCAGCATTAGCGATATTGAGCTGAATGCCTCCACTATTGGTTTTTACCCCGATTCTGCACAAGGTTGGTCATTCCAGCCTGGTACAAGCAAGTCAGGAGAGGGAACTTGCAATAACTTAACCGCAGGTTCTCTCCACGGTCAAGCTTCACCAGCATCAGGAACAATTGGTGGTAACCCAGGAATGCTTGCCCGTTTCTCAAACACCCTCATAAACCCCTCGTCGATTGCCGGCGCTGGAACAGGAAACACCTTCCAGGATATGCAAACAGCAGCAAGCATGGACCAACTTTGGAGATCAAGAGTGTACCAAGCATACAGAACATCTGGTGCTGCTCTCAACTACACTGGTATTGTCTACCAAATTGAAGCTATCATTATGCTTAAGCACTTACACCCATTCTTTAGTCAAGTTCCACTTTTAAAGGGTGTATTCTTCCGATTAACACTCAACTTAAATCAACCTGAGGTTGTCTTGACAATGTTGAAGAATACAGGAGCACAAAGGATCGTTACTATCACTAGTCCTCTTGGTGGTCTTGTCCCTATCATCGTCTCTTCGTCAGACGACTCCGTTAAGACTAACTTACAGTCTATCGATTCAACAGGAACTCCTTCTGATTCTGTTACCTTCTTGCCAACGGGATCTGCCGGTTTCTGCAAAAAGCCTCTTAGCGACTTAACAGCAAGAATTACATTGAACGTGGGTAACACTATCATCAGCCAAACTCAGAGAAACTCTCTCACTGCCTTCACTGCCACTGCACTTGACAGGTCGTGCCAGTTGTACGTTCCAGCTTTCACATTTAATCCAAGCTTTGAAGAAGCTTATTTGTCACGACCAACAAAATCTATTGTCTACACTGACATATACCAATTCACAACTACAACGGTAAAAAGAGCAGGGCAGTTCAACTTTCTTCTTACAAACGGTATTAGTAACGTAAAGAGTGTACTAATCCTTCCTTTCTTCCCTAATATTAAGACAGAAAACGAGCTGGGAGTAGCTGCAGGCGATAGCCAACTCTATCCTCCTTACCAGTCACCCTTCGACCCTGCCGGAACTGGACCAGTTTCCCCAATGATTGCCCTAAGAAACTTCAACGTTGTTGTTGCAGGTCAGAACATGATCTACAACACTCAACAGTATAACTTCGAGCAATTCTTGAACCAACTTGTTGGTGTTAACTCAGTAAACGCTAACTTGACCGATGGTCTTACAAGCGGCCTTGTTGACTTTATGTCATGGCAACAATCGTACGGGTACTACTACGTTAACTGCAGTCGTATGTTGCCCATCGATGAAGCTGTACCAAAGAGTATTTCTATCCAAGGTACAAACATGTCTGAATCGAGTGTTCAATTTTTGTGCTTTATTGAGTATGGTGTTCAAGTATCCGTTGACGTTCTTACTGGCGCACGTGTTTAATTTCTTACTTTTTAAATTTTAATTTTTTAACTACAAAAAAATTAACATTTCATTTCTGGCGCATCCAATACGACAGGAATGGTTGTGCATACTCTGCAGGACATCTCTTTACTTGTTCCGATACAATCAGAACAAAAGGATGAAGGGCAGGTAGGACAAAGGCTCATATTGCCATACTTCATGAGCTTGCACTGGTTACAGTAGTGCCTAGGACAAATACAGTCTTGGTTCATCTTTACAGAGGTACCGTACCTGTACTTAGCTGTACTATCAATGTGTTCCTTTATAGAAACAATAGCTTTCTTTGTATCTGCCTCTACGTAATTGTAGTAGACTTCGCTGAAATAGCTGGTGTGTTTGTACAACTGGAAGTAATCCCAGCAGTTCCTGTGGTATACTTTTGGACAACCGGAAACACCGCAGACCTTAGGTAGGTCACCTTCTTCTATGTCAAAAGCTTCCTTGCACACGAAGCATTTGTCTTCTATTGTAGGACTGCGGCAACAATCGCTTCTAGCGAACCTGTCCCAATACGAATACCAAACATTATTAGCGTACTTTTCCTCGTTCTCGTAGCCTTTTCCAAACTCTGTGTCAACAAAAATAGCAGCTATCTTCTTCATTTCCTTGAGAAATGGTGGCGATTCGAACGTACATCTCCGTCCTTTCAGATTCTTTGTGTAAGATACAAGTCTCTCTAGTTCCATGTCCGGAGTGACTGGGTCTGTGTACCTCACTGGAGGACCCCTATTTCTTGTACTGCTTCTCCGCTGTTCCATGGGTTCGATTGTGAGAAACCCATGCATTCAATTGAGCTTTTGTTTTCACTTCTCCCCTTCGTATCTCCCTAAAGAGAACAGCCCCCCATCAGTCTCTTCTCCCGGTTCCTGTTCATCTGATTTTATTGTTCCCAAAAGTTCTTTCGGTAGCGGTACAGTCTTAGGGTCCTCCTTAGAGAGAAAGAAGTGCTTTAAAATCCACTCGTTTTTCTTGTAGTCTAATGATGTCTTCAAGTCTTCGAAAGGAGATAGGAACTCTTCTGTGTCCTTTTTAAGTGAACTTGAAGCAAATCTCTTGTCATTTACGTAATGGGCCCACGCTAATTGGTAAAACCCGCACGCTTCGTTTACTAAAGACTGCACATCTTTTGTAGGGTGCCATGGATTCACGCCGAAGTTTGCCTTTATTAATTTCGTTACGACTTTTGGAGGACCCACACCGTAGCTGTCAAAATAAACACAGGACTTGTGACCATTGTTTGGAACACGGCACTGGAATCCAACCCAATGAGTCCCTTCATTTGCTTCGCCGTCGTCGCCTACTCCGTCTTCTAAGTTAACACAGTAATACTTGTTCGGCTTTAGTTTCTTTGGCAGCATGTCCTTAAACCCGCAGAACTCTAGAGGGATATTCATTTTTGGTGCTAAAGATTCTATTTGGTCGTTTGTTAACATTATATACTGGTCTAATATAATATTATCTGATAATTAAACTTAAGCGTAAATTCCTGATCCTTCCATTCTTTCTGCTAAAGCAGGTGGGAACTCAGTGTGGAAAAAGAAGTTCTCGCTGTCTGCTTGTGGGCGAAGAGCAGGGTTTCTCATGCAAAGAAGACTTCCTCCTGCGCCAACATTGGTAATACCGGAACGTCCGCTTTGAGGACCGATAGCTCCTCCTCTTGCTCTTAGTTTGCTTTCTACTAAATCAATAGCTTGTCGAACACGGGATTCTCCAGACTTTCTTGGTCTGTTCTCACCAATGTCTTCAATAAGATCGATGACCTTTCTCTTTGCTGATCCACCGGCTACGAAGCCTCGTCCTGCGTACAAGCCTTCTCCACCTGATGCCATAGCAGCCTCAATGGCGGCTTCTGCAGCCTTTTTAGCGACGGACTGAACATTTTTGTTCTTTGCGATTTTGCCAATTGTTTTGCCTATTTTCTTCATCTTGATTTTACCACCATGTCCAGTTTGTTCGTCAAGCATATTATGCATAGGTCCAAATGCACTTCTTAATTTCCTTGCGTCCAACTTTCCTCCTGCTA